CTAGTGACGCTGCTGGGGCCGCTGCTTGGGCCGCTGCTAGGGACGCTGCTGGGGCCGCTGCTGGGGACGCTGCTAGGGCCGCTGCTTGGGACGCTGCTGGGGCCGCTGCTATGTCCGACTTCGAGGCATACTTGAGGTTGATGATTAAAGATGAATTAAAATTAGTGAAATGAACAAATCCGAGACCAAGGCCGAAAAGAAAAAGCCCAGAGTTAGATTTTGCTGGGAGTGTGGGAAAAAACTTCGGGGAAATCATTTTATTGAAGTTGAAATAGATGGTCACAAAAGGATTCTGCACAAAGCTTGTATTGAGGTTTATGAATGACACCAAGCGAGCGACTGAAGGGGATTGAAAATGAAATTCCAAAGCTTTTTGTATCTAACTATGTGAAACATGAAATGAAATGGCTTGTAAAAAGAATCCGGCAGTTGGAAGGAGCAATAGAGTTATCGCTTTCTTTGCACACTACCGCAGAACAGGCACAAGACGAAGAATGGGGCGAGGATTTACTTAAAGTACGCAAAGCCCTTGAGGAAAACCCATGAGCCAGAAAAGACGGGAGTACCATCTAAGACCTACGCCAGAGAATGAGGGATTTGTTATTGCCCAACAGTACAATGGTATAAAACTTGAGCCACATTGGATTCACGTAGTCGAAGTCCTCGACGAGCCAGATCGTGAGGTAGTAATCGAGAAGATAGTGGAGGCATTGAAAGAGGAGACAAGGCACCATGGGTTATATGGATCAGACGTTGATTGCAAGTCTTGTGAAGCTCTCGCAGCATGGGAGAAATTAAAATGAGCGGCATGCCTAGAAAGTGGAAAGATGTCATTAAGAAAGAGTCTTTGTCATATTTAGACGCCAAGATTTTTATTGGAACTTCTGACGGAGATTATAAAAATGGCGCCATGGTCTGGGCTAAGAGATGTTGGGAGATGATGGAGGCTTTGAATAAAGTAATTTCTAGCTATGATTTTACGTGCGCTTATCATGGTGAAAAAGCAGACAAAGCTCTTAAACAAGCCCTTGAAAAACTAGATAAAGAGGTGCGGGGTGAGTGATATACGTCCAACCGGACGACTTCGTTTTATTGAACGTGACGGAAAGAAAATTCTACAGCAAGAATTTGAACACTATGCCGACGATGGTGAGACCGAAGACGGCGGAACAATCATAGACACTTGGGGCGAGCACTGGAGAGATGTTCCATTTGGAGAAAGGAACGTCTTTAAAATGGACTACTTCGTGAGTCTTAATGGAAGTCAAATAAAACGCTGAGAGAAGGAACAAGAGGAATGAAGTGACAGATGATAGCAGAATTTTTTAAGGAGCCCCAGGCCATTTCTGCTTGCAACAAGGGCACACAGACAAAGACTGATTGATGATCTCCTCGACGTAACTGGAGTAGTTTTTCAACTTCTTGAGCTCCTTAATTACGTGTGGGTGAAGAGCGACTGAGATGCGACCTTTTGGTTTGAACTTTTTGTTTGCCATGAAAATCATATAGCGGTAATAAATTCAGGAAGCAACTCTTTTTTGAGGTAAAATAAATGCAGACCGAGATACCAAAGGACCTAAACATACACTGGGTTGATATCGACTCGATTAAACCCTTCGCAGGTAATCCAAGGAAAATTGCCACTGCGATCCCTGAGGTAAAAAAATCACTCCAGTCCTTTGGATGGCAACAACCTATAGTTGTGGATCCAGACTCCCTAGAGATCATCGCAGGAACCGTTCGCTGGCACTCAGCCAAAGAATTATATTTGACTCAGGTTCCCGTCACTTACATGAGGCAATCGGAAGCCAACAAACGCGCTTACCGCGTAATGGACAATCGAACCAATGAGTTTGCAGCCTGGGACAAAGAGCTACTGCTTAACGAGATCAACGAAGTGAAAATACTTGATCCAGATATGGACGCAAAGTTCCTTGGGTTTGATCTAATAAATATCGACGAGCGAACAGAAGAAGAGAAGTGGGATTACGGTAAGGTCACAGACAAGTTTGTAATTACGATACAGGGCGATCTCAAGCTTCAGCCTGACGTAATATCAGCGCTCCAGAACATTCAAGGTATTGAAGTTGAAACCGCGCACCTTAAGCAACAAGGTGGGCAATGGGTGGATCAAGATGGAAAACGAAAAACAGCGCGTAAGAATAAAACTCAAAACGAAACGTCTCTCGGTTAAGGATTTTTCACAAAACCAAAACACAAGCTTCCAAGACAAGGTGAAGGTACGTCACCACGTAATTAAATCCCTTGGACTAACCGATCCAATGATCCTTGACGTGTTCGCAGGTCGTGGTGAGATGTGGAAAACCGCCTATAATAAAACAAAAAATTATCTAGGCATTGAGCAGAAATTTTTGACCAACGATCCAAGGCGTATGGTGTTCTGCGAAAACACTCGTTTCCTTAGACAAGCGGACCTTGATGAGTTTGACTTATTTGATCTGGACGCCTGGGGCTTGCCGTTCGAGCAGCTCGCTATCATCTGCTCAAGACTTGAGTTCACGAAACGTAAAAAAGTCGGCATCGTTCTAACCGATGGTACCGGCTTCAATGCGAAGTTTGGAACTATGAACAAAAAGTTTTTACGCTTCCTTGAGGTACCAGGCAACGTATCAAACCAGTTCCAGTTTAGATTTAGAGATCAAATGATTTTCACAGCCATTGAGAAAACTGCGGACCTGGCCGGAGCCAAGCCCGCAAACGTACTTGTCGCCAAAAAACAAGGCGGCGGTTTCATGCGTTATATTGGGTACACGCTTGAAAAACTTTAAAACGGTATCTCCTCGTAATTCGCAGCGTCGTATTTTTCCAGACCGTTCTCCTGGACAAAAGCCTTTGCAAACTGCCTAAAATCATAATCAACGTGCGCCTGAGCTCCGGAAGCCACCTTCCTTAAAGCCAGGATAAGCCCTGGCAATACTTTATACACCTTTGGCTCTCCAGACTCAGCCCTTAGCCTTCGCGTCTCCCAAGCCTTTTTGGCACGTTCTGAGAGCATCTTTTTACGTTCAGGATCAAGTCGACTATAGTACTCATCGGCGAAACGGTCGGCTTTTTTTGTTTCTCGCTCGTTAAGCATGGCCCTTGTTTCGTCCGGGTCAAACTCTCGACCGCCAGCGCTTTGAAAATTGTTTTCTTTGACTAACCGCAGAAACTTAACGGTCGAGTTCTTAGGTGGCGTATTCAACATGGCTTACCTCCTCGACGACGAAACTCTTAAGCTGGCGCTCGAACTTTTTACGCTCTGCCTGCGCTTCCGATAGATCCCTGAAAGCTTTAGCCGCCTTCCGGGAGCTCGAAACGTTGACGATCAGCCCTCCGATCATGCTTATATAAAAAACTGGCACCTTCTCATTACTTCTTAAAACAAACATCGCAAGCCTCCTCGCTTTTGGTTACTTCTTGATAGTGGAACTCCATACCTTCGCAAAGCTGGCAGACCATTACCTTTCGGTAATCGTCGAACCTCGCCCACCGTCCGCGGTGCAATTTGAAAACATTATTACAGCCCGCGCACCGAAACTCGTTTTCACCTACTTGTCTATTTTTTTGACGCCTCATTTTTCCCCCTACCGATTGTTAAGTCGCTTTGAACTTATCGTCAGTAAATGCCTCATCGAACGCCGGAACCTCAAACCCGTCGGGCATCTCTTTAATGTAAACGCCGTCTAGCTTTGAGCCTCCCTTTCCGATTGGATCATTTCGCTTAACCCACACCGCCCCGGAAATTCCGTCGATTGCCTGCTTATAGAGCGGGTTATTTTTTACCTGCCCGTACTGCTTAAAAAAATGTTTCGCACCGTACTTTCGGCAAAGGTCATGCACCTCTCTGACCCAGTCGGCGTCCATATATCGGGCTCCAGGTCCAGACTCACCGCCGGTAATAACCCAGTCAATGCCTGAAAAATCTACAGCCAAAAGCGGCGCTATTAAGGGCTCAACCGATAAGAACTTAATACGAGCCGGAAACCACCGCACGAAGTCGATACGCTCCCGGACTCTGGCGTCCTCAACGGTCGCACCGATCCAAACGTTATCAGGGAAGCGCTCGCGGTTTCCGCACTTCTTTAAGACGGGTAAAATGTTCTCAGGCCGTTTCGTTAAGACTTGAAATTGATGTCGGGGCCAGCCCGCCATAAGTTCGAGCGCTCGGGCTTGCAACTTCCAATCGACTGACTCATGGAAAAAATCACTCATAGAGTTAACGAAAAAAATCGACGGCTCCTTAACTCGCTCCGGTCGCTCCCAGGTCGCGGGCGAGCTCGCATTTATTCGACCGCTCCATACCGTATTAGGCCCGACTCGTTTCGTCGTGCCCGCGTATGCTTTTTGGCCCATAAGTTCGAGCCGCTCGGCGAGCCTCATAGCGTAGCAGTTTTTACAGCCCGATGACTTAACCGTACAGCCAACGAAAGGGTTCCACGTCTCCGTGGCCCACTCAATGCCGGTCGTTCGTTTTTGTTTCGCACCTTCGTACCGAATAGCCTCCATTTTTACCTCCCCTTATATTCGTTTTAAGCGTTAAGGGCTTATAACAAAAATAGCGTGATATTACAAAAATAATACTGTGTTAATTTTTCAGTCGTGATTTGGCATATTTACCCACGATGAATTACTTTGACGCGAAGCGCCTTAGAGGGCATAATAGATACATACGGTCGTAATAACGCGACCGAAAACGGGAGAAAAAAAATGAAACATTTAAGTAAAGCCGACCGTCGTAAAGTAGCACTTAAAGCAGCCCGAAGCCGTCGAGCGAACGATAAGGCTCGAAAAATGGCAGCCGTTAAGGCTTGGGTTAAGCGATATATGAACGACCGCGATTACGCTGCGGCTCGGGAACAACGCGCCGACCTTAAAAAATTGGCTTAAGTTAACGAGCCCACGGACGGGCGTTTTTATTGGAGGTATGCTTTGAAGCGAAAAACGAAGCCTTTAAAAGCACGTAAAAATAAAAACACCGGATATCCTTGCCCATTATGCGGGAAGCCGAATCAGTTTAAGGTAAAACAACGAGCCGTAAACTGCCTCGACTGTATAATTAACTTTGGCCATATAGATACGCCTTACGGTGGCAAGTAAAATGAAACCCTCGTGCCCTGGTAAAGCGTGCAACCTTTGCGGTCTTAAATACGAGCGCGTGCCTGACGATGCGGTACCGTGGACGCACGACGGTCAAATATGCGGCTGGCTTTGGTTGTGCCGATGCGGAACGAGCCTATTATTTAAAATACGACTGTAATACCCTTGCAAAGCCTTAAGCCTCGCGCTATTACCCTGCCTTAAAGCGAGGTAAAAAATGGATCCAATTAAAACTTACGACGGGCCAACGAGCCCGCAACAAGGGCTTATTTTTCGAGCGATACCTTTGGCAATGAGCCAAATGGAAGCGGTCGCGAAGTCGCGCAACAACGCACAGCAAGGCTTTAAGTATAGAGGCATTGACGATATTTACAACGAATTGCACTCGATACTGGCGAACGTCGGCGTTTTTACGGTCCCTAAGGTCTTAAGCATTACGCGAAACGAGCGTGCAGCGAAAACCGGCGGCGTCCTAATGTTTACGACACTTGAAATCGAATACAAGTTTTACGCGGTCGACGGCTCCTTTATTGAGGCCAAAGTAATCGGCGAGGGTATGGACTCGGGCGATAAGTCCTCGAATAAAGCTATGGCAGTCGCACATAAGTACGCGCTGCTCCAGGTTTTCGCGATACCGACCGAGGACGACAAAGATCCCGACGCTCAAAGCCACGAAGTAAAACCAAAAGAGGCGGCGCAGCCCGTGAAGCCGATATCTACTCCGAAACCAAAAGCAGAAACAAAACCAGAAAATAAGACCGAGGCTCCCAAAGAGCCAGAAAAACCAAAAACGCTTGGCGATACCGTAATGTCTGGAGGACCGTTTGGCGGTATGACGTTCCGGGATATATGGTCGAAAAACAAAAGAGCAGCGCAGGCCACCGCTGAAAATGTAATCAAAGCCATTGCCTCGGGCAAAGAAGTTGGACAATTGTGGAAGGATTTTCTAACCTACGGGGAGCAGGTTATGAACGAGGTAAAAAAATGAGCGAGCTCAGGTTGTGGCCCAAAGGGTACCGACCGCACGAAACAAAAATAAGAAAACAAGACGATAGCGGTAATTACGTCGAAGTCGTGAGGCTTGACGATGATAAGAGCCAGGGCTTAACGATTGACGATGTCTGGTATCGTAAAAAGGAACTTGACCGTAAAAACGGCGTTAAGTTTTTCGCCTGTTGGTTCAACCACCATGAGAGCGACTCGGCTAAGTGCATTGGCTGTCAAAATGAAATATCTCAAGGTATTCATTTTTACGACAAAACAGTCGAGGATCATATTTCAAAATATGCCTGCTGTAAAAAGTGCAGCGGTCTTGAGCCGAGATACTTCCAACAGCTTCCGGATTTTGTGAGGTAATATGGATCCATTTGAGCCCTGTCCATTTCATAACGGACCTCCGGAATATCAATCAGTCGTTGGGTTTCAAGCGCATTGTTTTAAGTGCGGCTCGCCACCGCCGAAGTTTATTAAGACCTGGCGCTTCTTAACCTACTCAATCAACGGGCATCCAGGGACCTGCGTAATTTGCCTTGAGTGCTTTTTTAAAGCTGAGGACGGCACTCTTAAATAGGTTGAAACTCTTAAAAAAACTAAAACCCGACCGGACCTTGAGCCTAGTTGAACCTTTGACCTTGATTTTTATCTTAAATACTCCGACTCTAATTTCAGGGCTCGGCTTGTCAACGCGACGTTTCAGTTTTATTTTAAAGGTGAGGACTCAATGATATTGATAGCATTGATCGGTGGCCAAAATACAGTCACAGGCATCGTTCAAATTGATAGTTATGATGAAATCCAAATGTTCACAAAGATTTATTCTCAAGTGATTGATATTACAAACGTTCAACCACTACCTCAGATTGGATGGTCGTTTGATGGTCAAAACATCGTCGGCACTTCCCCATCGAAAAAAATAACTAAACTAGCGATGAACCAAAGGTTTACTGTTCCCGAGATGCTCGGTCTATTGGCGTATGTTGAGGCGCAGCCAGCCAGTATCGTTGACCTTTTACTCAAGAGACTTGAGGTAGCGACCTATATTGACCTATCCCGATCGGACACACAGGCCGGAGTTGGCGTTCTGGTTCAATTAGGACTTATAACTTCAGAACGAGCCACCGTGATATTGACAACACCACCTAACGCATATGAGGCTTACATCGGATGAAATTGGTCTGGACAAAATCAGGATCACCATTGTCAAAAATAATCCGATGGATTAGTGGACAAGATTGCTCACACTTTGCTTTCGTGTTTGAGTCAAAAGCCTCGGGCCTTATGTTTGAGTCAAACCTTTTTGGAACTCATCCAGCGTTTTATTTGACTTCCCTTAAGACTCACGAAGTAGTCCATTTTAAAGACGTTCCTTTGTCGATTGAACAAGAGGACACTATCTGGGACCTCATAGTACAGAAGTACGACGGCAAACCGTACAATTATTTGGGAGCTCTATATCTTGGCTGGCGGATGCTTTTGCACAGGTTTTTTAAAACTGAAGTACCAACCGAAAACGCTTGGGCGAAATCAGACAGCTATTACTGCGACGAGTTATATGATGTTTTCAACCACATTGACGGACTACCTAAGATCAACGTTGTTAAGGGGATGAAAACTCCCCACGATGTTTGGGAGCACTTGAAATGAAAGCATTGCCTCTAGACTTAACCGCCGATATTGTCTCAAGTTATGATAAGACAAAAACCACCGTTCTCGGACGTGCTGCAAAGAAAACTCTCAGCGCTCTTCAGGGTGGTAAAGTAGTCGTAGGCACGCCCCTTGTTGGATGGACAGATACGATTACCGATGCAGTAGTTACTACGACCAGAACCTGCGTTTCAGATAACGGACACGAACTACAGTTTGTCGCATCAACCGCGGGTGGTGTTCTGCAAGTCGTTCTATACGACGTAAACGAAACCACAGGCGTAAGAACATACGTCGGAAAGATAACGCTACAACTTCCAGCCACTACGCACACCGTCAGGGGCGTTCGCTTATTCAACGACTCAGGAGCCTCTGGTTGGATAATAATGGTAACGACAATCGGTACAACGGCAGCCTTAGGTGGCCTGTTCAGTGCTGAAAACATTGCAAAAGCAGACTTTGCACCATCAATACCGACTCCAATTCCGGTCGCTACCGCTGCGGGCCAAAAAGCTGTCTACTGGCATCAAGAGACGGGTGGAACGAATAACCTGACAGTAGCTCAAGGTTTCGGATTTGAAAAAGATACCGGACTGTCAGGAACGAAGATCGTAGTGGCGAATGGACTTGTGGCGACTCCTAACTTTTACAACTTTGATATGGGCCTGACCATCGTCACAGTCCTCGCAGGAGGGATTACCACCGACTGGTACGTATCAAAAACAGGCACGATCGCAGGTTTGGTTGGTACGTTTTTACTTCTAAATAACTACAGTATGTGCGTACCGGACGCCTCATCTGGAGCCCCGGTATCACTGCAAGGATCTACCTGTCTCTTTGTGCCCGGTTCTACTGGATTTGGGCTTGGAAAAATATCTGAGCTATCAAGTGGTGCGACTACTTGGCCGAGCTATTCTACCGCCGATGTTAACAACGTACCAAATACAAGTGTTGCTCAATTACCTGCAACAGCTCACTATTCTCAAACACTTCAAAGAGTAATTGCTCAGCTTAATTCTGGTCGATGGTTTATTAAAAAGTTCATGACCGGAACTTATGAGCTTGAGTTCGGAAGCTCGGAAAATCCTCAGTATCGAACCAACCAGCCCTTAGCCTTCTATGAGTTTGGCGGAACGTCAGTCACAAGCACCTACGAGCACGCGGGTTGGTTGTATACCGTTAACGCCGTGGCAGGACAAATCGGCGGAAACAACTTCGACCTAAGAAGTCTTTACCAATATGATTTTTCTTCGATCATTTCAAAGGTAGTAGACATTCCCTTAGGTTCTCAGATTGTAAGCTTCAGCGTTAATAGCCCAATTAGATCATTCGGAAGATTTTTTTACAGAACAAACTTGGTATGTGATTTCTCAGACACAACCACAGGATGGACTCTTATGCCTCAAGATAGAGTCTTATCTGCGATATCATTCGCAGGTGTAACGCAAATCCAATATAAAATGCAGTCCAGAATGGAGCGTGACAGCTCAACCATACCGCTTCAGATCATTGAAGCTCATCACATGTATATTCCGCTCAGCGAATTGTCTGACAAGTGGGTTGGATCTGTTGATAACACATCTACCGGAAGCCCATCGAGATCCGCATTTAGATTGGTTAAGACCTATACTTCCGTTGTACCAAACCTATTTTTCAGAGCATACGACGACTCTGGAGTTCTGGTCGCATCGGCTGACACTGTAACAAATCCAAGCTTTTTTGAGTACTCGACGAACAACGGTACTTCGTGGAGCCCGCTCGGAACTATTCCAAACGTGGCACTCACAACTGAGCTCCGATACAACTGGGCTTCACCTCCTGGAGTCAGAGTCACCGTTTCTATTAGGGAGAGCTGATGAACCAGCTTTTTGATGGCCTGTTCGAGCACTCAACCACAAACGCCTGCGTTTCTGACCTCACACCTCCGACCTTCACAGGTGTTTCACTTCTAACGCCTCAGGCAATGGGATCAATTAAAGTTGACTACCCCGCTGCCACCGACGCCACACCTCCGATCAATTATGAGATTTATATTTTACCTGGAACGGTTTCGGCTGCGACTTTGTTCGCAAGTACTCCAGCCATTATTACCAGAGCACTTACGGCGTACCCGTTCCTTGATGGAAACGGAAATTTCATCGTCAAGGGAACGACCTATACCGTTGGAGTTAGAGCTCGTGACGCCGCGAATAATCTAAACACAAACACCGCGGTACTTACGACCGTTGCGACTGGATCCGCAAACCTCGCTCAAATATATCAAGACCTTGCCACTGCGTTTGATGCCACGGAAGCACTACTTGCATCCGACGTCACAAACCTTGAAAATGCTATATCAAACATTACCTTCGGCGGATCATTACTAAGCGCCGAGATAATTGAAACAGTACTCAACGCGTCTTTAATTGAAACCGTTCTCACAGTCGAACTGATTGAGGATGTAATTTAGGGGGATCCAATGGCTCTACCAGTAAAGTTCATCGGCGACACTATTAAGTTTAGGCTCCAGCTCAGAGTCAAGGATCAGATCAACCCAACGCTTGAAAACGCGTTTCCACTTCCGACAACCAGAACAATTGAAGTTAGGCTCCCAGGTGCCACCGCCACCGTCTCCGTCACTGAAGCAGGAGGCGAGATCGCAGTAATTGACGCAGCACTTTCAACTCTTGACGTAACGGTACCTGTTGCCAAATCAACTCTTCTTAAAGCCACCGACGTTACGGTTGACTGCATCGTCACGGATACCTCTCCGACTCCTAACGTAGTAACAACGTTTGAGAAAATTAAAGTGTTCACCGCTGAAGCGAGAGCCAATGGCTAGAACAGGACGCCCACGCGTAACGATTGACTGGGAAGTGTTCGACAAACTCTGCGGGATGCAATCCACTGAGGTCGAAATAGCTGCGTGGTTCAACTGCTCAGTCGATACAATTGAACGTGCTGTTAAGCGTCAACACAAGCTCACTTTTGCGGAGTACTATAAAACGAAGTCTGCCAGGGGCAAAATAAGCCTCAGGCGAAAACAAGTAGAGGTCGCGCTCAATGGTAGCGTTCCCATGCTCATCTGGCTCGGGAAGCAACACCTTGGACAAAAAGACCGACAAGAACTAGATATCCCACCATCGAACGACACCATCACGATCTACAAAGCTGAGTGGGGAAATGCTTCAGAAGAACCAACCAATAACTCAGACTAAAGTTTTAAGGCTTTACAAACCTCACGAGGTTCAAAAGCAGCTCCACGTCTTCGACGCCAGATTTCGAGTAGGCGTGTGGGGACGTCAGTCAGGAAAGTCAACGTGGTGCCTCAACGAGATATTACGACGCGCATGGGAAAAACCAGGCACGACGTACTGGTTCATCGCTCCCACGTACTCTCAAGCCAAAGTCCAATACCGAAGGCTCGTCGGTATGCTTTGGAACTGCAAAGGAATACTCTTAAAAAAGAACCAGACTGAGCTCCGCATTAAGCTTGCCAATATGAGCTCAATCCTTTTTGTGTCAGGAAACGAGATTGACAACCTGCGCGGTGAAACCCTTCACGGCTCCGTTATTGATGAGGTCAGGGATCAATCGCCTGAGTTATGGCCAATGGTGATCCGGCCCATGCTATCCACAACAAGGGGCTGGTGCGCGTTCGTTTCGACTCCCAATGGCTTTGACGCCTTCTATGATCTTTACGATCGAGCCAAAAACGACACGACTGGACGGTGGGCTGCGATCCAAGCTCCCTCGACCGCAAACCCTCTCTTCAGCCAAGAGGAGTTCGAGCTGGCCCGCCAGGATATGAGCGAGCCTCAATTCGCGCAGGAGATCCTCGCGGACTTCAGGGACCTAACAGCTGGCAAAGCTTACTTCGCCTTTGGACCTCATAACATCTTGCCTCACACGCCGTTCAAGACCTCAGACCTTGAGCAGATCGTATCAGACAGGCTCCCCGTGGTTGTCACAATGGACTTTAATTTGCATCCAATGGCTTGGGAGCTCGGACAAACCGACGGTAATCGCTGGTATTGGTTTGATGAGATATTCCTTGAGAACTCAAACACTCAGGAGGCCACCAAAGCCCTGATTGAAAAATTGCGAGTGCTCAAAGCCCGGGGACTTCTAAGATCCTCTCCTGAAATAGTAATCTGTGGAGACTCAGCTGGAAAAGCCGGACAACGCGCCGCCGCCGGTCAATCCGATTATGATATCGTCTTGGGTATGCTTAAAGCCGCGGGCTTCACCTACGACAATGCGGTACCAGAGGCAAACCCGATCGTTAAGGACCGAGTCAATAACACCAATGCCAAACTTAAGTCTGCCTCAGGCGAAGTTTTCATGTGGTTTCATCCATCAATGGTCAAGGCTCAGCGAGACTTCCAAAGAACGGTCTGGAAGGCGGCAGGAGTTCTTGAGAAAACAAAAGATCCAATGTTGACACACTCCAGCGATGGAATAGGCTATGCAGTAACAGAGCTCACACCGATTAAGTCGATCAACGACGTCGGAACCTTGCAGGTAATTATTAGATGAAAACCGTTGCAAAAGTGACACAAACCTTCGACTTTGATGCTTCCGGGTGGGTTATGAGCGATCAGATACGACGTTTAGTCAACAAAAGTGATGTAAAATTCCAACAGATTACGTTTTCCCCTATAGGCGATCTCTACGGTCTGGACGTCCAGGGTAGAGTCTGGGTGTTTGATCTCGTAATTAAAGAGTGGATCGAAATAGACGGTCCTCAAAGGGCTGAAACCAAACAACCCATGAGAGAGGTCCAAGAATGAGCTCTCCTGCGTACAGGCGCTTCGTGGATGCACGTAATAGGATCCTAGAGTACTTGCTTGATAACGCGAGGCTTGAGATAAGCGATAACCTGAACGGTTGTTTCAATATGATGATCGCCACGGTCCTGGCAAGAGGACCAGACGCCTTTATTGACTCCGCGATACATACGACCGCGCAGAACATCCAAAGAGTCGTGGACCGATTGAGGCACCGAGTCACGATACTAACGACGGTGTCCGAGGCGGAGATCCTGGGACGAATAACAGGCAAGAAAACTCGAGTCCAGACAAAGCCGAGCCAAGGACGAGAGCTCGAAGCGGGCGGCTCGGTGGCCGACCGCGCTGCCTATTACTTGGCCAAAATTAAAAACAAGATGCTGGAGCGACAACGTTTATTTGAACTGACAGAAGAGCAGCTCACGGCTTCCGACCTGTTCCAATGTCTACCTAAGCGCAAGCGACTATCGACTGCCAGGCCTGAACTTCGGAAAACTCCTAGACTTCAGGAGAAGGCCAAAGATCCAGAAAAATTCGTCAATATGGCGGATAGTTTCGTTTCACCATCCGAGTGGAACGACATCGTTGATGCCTACACCGACAAGTACGTTCCATTCAACCGAAGTCCAGACGTTTCTTTTGGCCTTGACGATGTAGAGGAACTCAGGCCAGGATTTGAAGCAAGGCATACTGACGCGGTTTACCAATGGGAGCTCGAACAGGACGTGACTAATGATTTTGTCAGTCTCGTCCGAGAAGGCCAGGTAGATGCTGCGAATCAAAACGGATATACTGACTTCGTTTGGATTGCGGTCGTTGACGATGTGACCGACGACTGTTGTTTGTGGCGCGACGGGTTATTGACTTCAGAGATTGAAGCCGAGCTCAAGAAACGAAAAACTGATAAGTGCCAGGTGAGCGTACCTCCCGCGCACTTTAATTGCAGATGTTCAATTGCCCCGGTGACGGATGCGATTGACGAACAAAACGTCCCTGACTTTGACATCGGAGATTTCAACGCGTGGCTCGATCAAAAAGCAAAAAGCGCCTGACAAATCGGAAGGTGAAAAAATCTGTTGCGGTGGTAATACCTCCAGCTCAACAAACTCAAAAAACATTCGACAACCTGCGCGCCCAGGTCCTTAAGAGCCGACTAGATTTCAATGAGGACGAAAACCAATACAGTGACGGTTTCGTTCCTGAGTCAAACCTAACGCCTCATTCTGTTCACACAACGGCTGAGCTCGTAGGACTTTTAGAAAAAGATAAGTCAATCGAGATCGACGCAAAGGTGATCGAGCTCGGTCCTAACAAACAATTTCAAATGAAAACGATCCGCGGGCGTGAGAACTTCCTTAAGGAGTTCAAAGCCGCTGACAAAAAATGGAACGATGGAATAAAAAAATATCAGGAGTCAAACGACTCATTCCTTACGGATGCCGACGGTGTTTCAAGCATGGTTGGCAACGACTTCCTTCCCATTCTCGGTGGCCCGTTCTATAAGCAATTATATCAATACGACTATTTGCGAATGATAGCCGCCGCGTACTATGCCTTCCATCATGATCCGATTGCAAAGCGTACCGTTAACATCATCAAGGATTTCGTTTTAGGTCGAGGATTTAAGGTCGACTCAAAAGATAAGACGGCGCTGGCTTTGTGGGACGCGTTCTACAAGGTCAATGATATGTACCAGATGCTCGAATGGCTCGTAACTGAGATAGAAGTTTATGGCGAGGTTATGATATGGAAGCTTCCGGATCACGCCACAAAGATCGGGTATCAGCTTTTGCCTGGTCAGGAACCTCCAAAAGGAATTATTCCAAGAATAAGATTGATTGATCCCTCAGCTATTTGGGAGATAGTTACATATCCAGAAGACATTACACGCAAACTTTATTACCAGTACATCGCTCCAACCCAATACCAAACTTACACCGCTCCAGGTGTACCCACCACAAAGTTTATTTTCCAACAGATCCCCGCAGATCAAGTGATGCACTACAAACTAAACAGCGTGTCAAACGAGAAGAGAGGACGCTCCGAGCTCTTCGCTTCCCTTGGATATCTAAAACGACTTCGCGACTCAGTTAACTACTCCATCGTTGGGCTTCAAAAAGCCGCGGCGTGGAGCATTGACACGACCGTCGAAGGTAATACCGCGGACATGAACGCTTATGCTGAGAGCCAAAAGTCACTCGGGACTATCCCAAGTGCTGGCTCTGAGTTTATTCACACCTCCAAAGTCAAACGAGAATACCTTGGAAATACTGCGAGCTCCCGCGGCGGTAATTCAAATTCGTTTGAATGGGCACTCTCAATGATCTGCGCAGGTAATGGAATACCCGTTTCGTGGTATGGAACGCACTTATCAGGAGGCCAGACAAGAGCCTCAGCGCTTGTTGCCACCGAGCCAGTCGCCAAACTAATGGAGTCACGCCAGCTTTTGGTTGAGCGCATCGTGCGAGACTTGTTTACATGGCTCACAAAAGCCGACTGCGAAGTAACATTCCCTGAGATCATTACGCAAGACTCATCTCAGAAACTTAAAAACATTGGGTTCGCCGATCAAGCTGGATACATATCAAAGAAACGCGCTGCCAACATGGCCACCAAAGAGCTCAACGTCACAGAGTTCGACTTCGATCAAGAGATCCAAGAAATTAAAAAATACGACTCAATGGAACCAGAGGGACAAAATCCATTGAGTGCTCCAGGAGCCGCAGGTATTGGGGCGAGCGGAGCATCGAGCGCACAAGCGCCGCGTAAACCTTCAGCCGTTACAGGACAGGACCGCGCAAAAGTAAAGGCGACCGATGGATATTGATACCGCCGCCCGACTACACGAAATGCAGCTCCAAGAGCTACTCAACGATCCAAAGAAGTTCGGAGCTCCAACGTTTGAAGAGTTCTGTAAAAATCACGATAAGTTTGCTACACCGTATAATTCTTTTGGTTCGATCGCCAATGGTTCAAAGATGTTTGGCGAGCTCGTTCAAAAGCACGAATACGAGATCATGGGCTATCGAGTTAAGTCTCTCGAACAAGTTGAGAAGGTGGCCCGTGATCACGGTTTGAAGCTTCACGAAATGGGCTGGACCGCCGAGCTCGTTCCCCAAGGTGGCGGGTGGGCAAACCATGTCTTTAAGTTCATGCCCAAAGCAGAGAAGGAGCGCCGTGAAACCTGGTAAACAAAAACAATCTGACTCGGCTTCAGCAAATACTCCCTTCGTGCGCGCGCGCGAGGACGGACCTGATGGATCCAATGGGGCACCGATAAGTCGCAACCTTGAGGGGGATCTCACCAAGGAAGGTAAAAGGTTCAAGGTGATCCTCATTCAAGAGGGATTGGGAAACCTTCACGATGGGTTTTATTATACTCGCGAAGCCCTTGAGGCTGCGGTTCAGAATAAAGTTTTCGAAGGTAAAAAGGTTTACGCAAATCATCCAAGCGTTTCAGAAGAGGCAGACCGTCCCGAGCGTGACGTCAGAGACATCATTGCCTATATTGAGAACTCAAAGATTTCACAAGTTCCGGGCGATGGTTCCCGCGCTTGTATTGAAGCTGAGGTTTGCTTAAGCCAAAGCCCTTCTATCGACTGGGCTCGTAATCTCATGACTGAAACCATCGGGTACCGTCAAAAGCATCCAGATCAAGACTTCGTGGGTTTGTCGATCAATGCGTTTGGCGATGCTGAAGAAGTTCCGATCGAAGAATTTTTAAAAACATATCAAGTGCCAACGTCTGTGAAACCAAAACTGGCAGAGGCTCTGAAAAACGGTTTGAGTGCAATTAGAGTAACAAAAGAAATTTCCGAGGCCCGCTCCGTCGATCTAGTGACAGAGGCCGGAGCTGGAGGAAAAATTTTACAACTTATGGAGGGTTCTATGAAGACCAAGAAAAAACCGGCCAAAGTCACTGAAGCCGATCAAGCGGCTGCTGACGACGGTCAACACGACGATGCGGAACAGGACAAGAAACTAATCGCTGACATGCTTAAAAAGTATCTCGGTGATGGCGACCACAGCGAAGAGGACGAAGCTGAGTTCGCCAAAACAAAGGAAGCCTATTCAGAGATGGGATATTCCGAGGAAGAGGCTATGGAAGCTGCTGGCCATGCGATGAAACTCGCAAAGCACAAGCAGAAAAAAGAGGCTACCGAAAAAGAAGAGGAGAACGAAGCAGATCCTGTACCGCCTAAAAAAGACGGTGAAGGTGAAGACGAAGGCGAACCAGATGCCGACGATAAGAAGGCTCCTCCTTCTCAAGAGTCTGAGGACGGACATCCTCCCGTCGTGCCTCCTTCAAAGGAATCAAATGTTAGACTCAACGATCGTGAATTGAAACTCATGGCAGAAACCGCTGCAATCCGCAAAGAGCGCGACGGTCTTTTGCTTGATAAGCATATTGATCAAAAATTGCAAGAGAGCAAACTGGATCGCTCTGTCACAAAAGGTTTTATGAAAGAGGCGGGACCGTTCAAGTCGGTGAAGGACTTCGATCGTTCTCTTGCCGTTTTCAAAAAAGGCTATGAACAAGCCCTACAAGAGTCACGGTTAGGTGACTTCGGGTTCGCTCTGAGCTCTGGAAACTCGACGCAGACAGCAGATGCAGTTAAAACAAAAGCCGCAGCGGACTTTTCCGACTGTGTAACTAAGTGAGGTGACAAATGGCTGGAAAAAATACAAGAACCAGAAGCGTCGCTACTAAGAGTTTATTTGAGTCCGCTCAAGGCGTTATCAGCGCTGCGGTCTCATTGAACCAAGGCGACTTTGCTATTCTCAGCTCTAACCTTTTGGCGGCTCCGGCGGCTGAGGGTGATGGAGCCAACCTGTTGGGCGTAATGCGTGACGATGTGGTACTCGGTAAACTCCGACGTCCATATTCCACGGATGTTGACGCATCTGCTGCGGTCTCCGATGTTGGTGGCCCTCAGTATGGCGACGTGTTCAAGTGTCAGCTTAAAGCTGGCGACAGCTTGAGCCCCGGAGACAAAGTTTACCTGCATCCTGCGACCTCAAGTCGTGGCGTTCAGGCTTCCGGAACCAAGGCAATTGGTATTTACCAAGGCGCCTCTGCTGTCACTGGCGGGCCCAGTGATAACCTGACAGAAATCGAATGTCTCATCGGCGCTCGTTTTCCTGACGACGTCCTGAAGTTTTAAGGGGGAAAATATGAACCTAAGAGAAAGAAACTTGGCGACTATTAAAAAAGCCGTTGAAACTACTCCCGAAGTAAAAAGCTTCATGGAGTCGTTGAAACGACGCACTGGATTGGATGCCTCCGATCCCAAGACCTTCCCGGTCCATGAGTCCGGATTTTCTTGGAAGGCTGTGAAAGAAAAATGCGAACTCAAAGAGGCTGACGCCTCTTCTGCCTTCGTGCAATTCCTTCGCGCTGGTATTCAGACTTTGACTAACTCGATGTACCAATCCCATCCGACAACGTTTGAGGAGTGGGTCACCGTAATTCAGTCAAAGCTTGATACTGAGCTCTATCCTACAAACCAAGGGATCGGTTTTCCCCGACAGATTGGGTATAATGAACTATACCCTGAAGTCGGAGCCGCAGCTTTGGATCTTCAATTGAAAAACCTTAAGTTCGGAACGGTGTACGCTGTTCAAAAGGAACTTTTGGAGAATGATCAATCTGGATCCTTCCAAGCCCAGGCCGGGAGAATTGGTGAGTACATGAAACTACTCGCTGAAGTTCTCTGCTATGGTAAGTTGGCCTCGGTAGCAAATATGCAGTACATTGATTACAAAATCCCAACATCTGAAACGAAGCCGAGTTATGAGGCTACCTGGCCCTACTCTCAGGCTTTGCGTGGTGGTGGTAAAAACCGTCCCGCAAGTTTCGGTGCGTTGAGTGCTACCACGATCCAAGCTGGACGCGTGGCCTTGATGAACCAAAAGAATTTGCAAGGCATCAAGATGTCAGTGCAGCCCAAGCGTTTGATCGTTGGGCCTAACAACGAGCTTGACGCTGCCACGATCTTGAACTCGACCTGGTACCCGTCCAATCTGGCCGGTGTTGCCGGAGCTCCTGGACAAGTCGGTGCGGTCAACTTCTTGAAAGGTTTATTGCAGCTCACAGTCAGCCCCTACGTTTTCAAAAACGACGGGACCGTGGCTGGAGACTCAAAAGCATGGTGGATTGCCGACGATGGTAAACCATTCTTTGTTCTGCAATTACGCGAGGTCGCAACCGTGGAACAAGAGGCCGTAAACTCCGGAGAAAGTTTCAACCGGGATATTTATCGCTTTAAAGGTCGTTCTCAGATGAACGCTGACTTCATTGACAGCCGTTTCGTTTGGCAAGGTAACGATGGAAGTATCACGACCTAACCTGTGAAGGTTAAGTCGTTGCTAGGAGGGGAGGCCACAATCTCCCCTCTCCCTTATTTTTAGAGGATTGAGATGAAGCAGGAAAAACTGGCACTCAAGGTTAACAAAAATGCGGGTACATTTGACGAGAAGAGCGAGGGCAATAAACCTCCTCCAAAGCGTTTCATAGATCAAAGCCAGGCGGCTCAGATCGCCCGCGACGCGTATACCGTTATAAATTGGTATTACGACGGCGGTCGTGAGGCGTTCCCTCATGAGCCAAAGATGTGGACCGTTGACAAGTATTTTCCATACGCTGAGGGAGAGCCATTACTGGCTGACGAACCTCAAAGCGTTCAAGAGATTAAAAACTGTATTCGCAAAGCCAAACTCCTTGAGGAGCTCGAATACAGGTACGCGATTATTCACAATTCAGAAGAGATTGACGCAAACACCTGGAAGGAGCCCGTAAACTAATGGCCTGGGATACCGCGATCGCAGATATTAGAGCCTACTTAAGTGACGGAGCCAAAGATAAGTACAGGTTTCGCAAGAAGGTATTTGGAGAGATCGACGGTAATAATACTCGTTTTAAAACCCTTGAGATTAGGCGCATTACAGATTTTACGAGCTCAGACCTTCCAGAAGGCGTTTTCGTTAACGGGGAGCTCGCCACAGTGTCAGAGGACTCCGTTGAAACCGGCGACTTTATTATGCAAGACGCTCCCACCGAGGGACAACGCATTGAAGCATCGTACTACTCTCAGTATTTTTTAGATGAGGAGCTAAACAAGTTCCTTCAGAACGCCAGTAATTGGTTAAGTCTTGGACCTCAGTATGTTAACATCCAGCCAGGACTAGTTCCGGCTGCAATTCAGTTTGCGGCTGGCGACGCTTATCGAAAACTCGCGATGAAGTTCGCAGAACATCAAAGTGAGCAGTACAGAGTTGAGGACTCTCAGGATCCAAAGCGACTAGAGATCGTCGCTCAGTATGAGGCTGCGTCAAAAGCTGCCTATGAGCAGGCCAAAAACTTCAGAAACGAATTTTACACTAGAGCCGGACAGCCTCTACAGCCTTTGTTTTTGTCTCTATCCGGTGCGGTTCAAGATCCGCAACCAAAGAGGTAGACGATGAAGGGTAAAGCTGCGATCAGAGCATCTGAACAAGGGATAGAGCGCCAGCTTAAGGCTATGACAAGACGCGCGAAAAATGTTCGAGGTTTTCTCAATCGTCAGGTTTACCCTTATTACAAGAATCTTCAGGCAGATCGTTGGAAAACAGAGGGAGCCTCTCAAAACTTTAAGTGGAAGCCTCTAAACAAAGATTACGCTATTAAAAAGAAAAAGTTATATGCAGCTTTTCCCGGTTCCGGAGCAAATATGCTTGTTGGAACGGGAAAGCTGTTCAATTCGGTGGTGGGGAAAGGTCCCGGCAAAGGCAAGATAGTCATAGAACGCAGGCTCAGAGTATACACAACCGTTCCCTACGCGCCGTTCGTCGACGAAAAACGTACCTTCACTAAATGGAACCGATCAACGAGTCTTAAAATTGGACTCATGCTTAAGCGCTATTTGAAGGGGTATGCTGATTGACGACACCATACGCCCACAACATCGTTGAGAGTACGGTCACGATGATCCGAGACGATATAAAGTCTAGGATCGCGCAGGTTCTATCTGACTTGAGAACCGATCGCGACGATCCAACGGTGAGCACTGAGCCACCACCATCGCAAAGCTATTTTCTTTACGATGGAGCGTACGCGTTCCGAGCTCCAGCGGTGTTTATTATTCCAAGAGGTGTGACGTTCAACCTGGACCGCGGTCAGAACTTTATAAACTCAAAGCAGGATGTAGTGGTTTCGGTTGTCGTTGAGGATCGAGACAAGGAACGTTTACAGCTTAAGTCCTATAGGTATTTGGATGCGCTGCATACTTTATTACATGGGACTCAACTTGATCACACAAACGGTCGAATAAGAATTGTAATTAAGGTTCTGGAGGTTTCGTTTTCTGAGACCTTCTCGAACCAGGACGATAACACAGTATTTAGAAAAGAAACTGCGCTGATTTGCGAGGTTGAGCACTTCGAGCAGTCTTAAGAAACCTATAGGAGGAATTTATGCCGCCGGTATCATTTGCAAGCGTGGACACCACAAAGATGGAGTTAACTCCGGTGCGTGTGATGTTCCAAGGACCTTCCGACCTCGCTCCAAGCGATGTTGGTGGCACCTTAGGGAACGTCACCATCACTGCCAAGTATGGTAAGGCAGAACTCAAGGCAGATCAATTTGGTGATACTGTCTTGGACCGAAGAGTCAATTCCATTGTGCTTCAAGTCACAACGGAGTTCACACAGATCCAGAAAAAAGACTTGTTCAGGATCATATTCCCTCACGGATCCAAGATCGACGGTACTGGCGGTTATTCCGGCCAGGATGCGTTTGACTGGAACTCTGCGATTGGGGATGGAGACCTGGTAAACTCTGGTCTTTTAATCCTTCATCCGTTGTCGAAACCCGACACTGACAAAACCACGGACTGGGCTTTTTACAAAGCTTGTGCTGCGGCTGAGTCTGAGTTTGTGTACGGTCCCAACGATCAGGTCCGGGCAAAAGTTGTATGGAACATCATGCCTGATACCTCGGTCACTCCGCCTCGATTTGCTCGATACGGTGATAAGGACCTCACATAATGGATCAAGAGCTGTACGCAGACCTCGACGCTCTGATAGCTCAGGACCTTCGCGTGAAGTGTAACGGGAAGATCCTGACTATTAGGGCGATTGATACTTTAAGTTTCATGAACTTCTCAAACGAGTGGCTGGCGCTCCTTGATGTAATGAAGCTCCCTTCGATTACTGAAGCGGAGCTCAAGGAGCGTTATGTTAAGCTGTTCAAGACCTTATCTCCTGACATTGACGTTTCAATCGTCGACGGTATGAGGCAAGAACAGATCGCAGGGTTTTTCCAAGCGTGCATTGAGTCTGTCACTGGACGCGCTCATGCAAAAAAAAAAGCGATGGCAGCCCCGACGACGACGTAGAGAGAGTCAGTGTAAACGCAAAGAGGATGATTTTGGAGGTCTGCGAGCTCTACCATTGGACGGTGGAATATGTTCTCAGGATGCCCGCGAAACTGTTTTTTACTTGCCTTGAGGATGGTGTCAAGCTTCGCAGAGAGCGTGAAGCTGAGAAATACCGTGAGCTCTGCGGCATCGCGTTCATCGGACAGTCGACCGTCGAATACAAGCAAAGTCTCGAAGAGCTTTACTACAAAAGATATAACAAGGTTGTTGACCGGTCGTCGAAGTTTGAGCTCGACGATCCGATTGTTTTCAACTTTTTGAAGAGCGCGATCGTACAGAAACGGAGATTGATGTTTGGGCGGTGAAAACGAAACCCAGATTTTTGAGCTCGATTTAGATAACGAGGAGTTCCTTAAAAAGACTAGGGACTCCTTGAACGCTGTTCGAGGCATTGGTAAATCCGAGAACCTACTCGGGTTAACGGAGGGGCTCGCCGACGCTACTAAACTTTTGGGTGTGGTGGGTGTTGCAGCACTGGCTCTTAAGGCCACGATGGACGCCGTATTTGAAGGCGAACAGATCAAAGCGATCAATTACCAGTTTGATCTCTTATCTAAAAATGCTGGACTTGCCACCGAGGAGCTCAAGAACGAGCTCAAGGCAGTGTCTGAAGGTTTCGCGAACACTCCTGAGGTTTTAAAGGCTTCAAATAAAGCAATCGTTGAGCTCGGTAAAAATGCCAAAGAGCTCCCTCAGCTTTTTGAAGTCGCCACAAAGGTAACAAAAGTTTTCGGTGGCGATGTGGTTGGCAATTTCGAGGCGATCAACCAAGCGGTCGCAACAGGTAATTTAAGAATTTTAAAACACATGGGTATAATCGTCGACGCTGATAAGGCGACGAAGGAATACGCCAAAGCCCACGGTTTACTTGCTTCGACTTTGAATGAGTCTGGTAAACAGCACGCGATCATGGAAGCCGTGATCAAAAAAGCCAACCAGGCTTTGCCTCCGACAACAACTGACGTAAAAGAAAATGAGTCAGCCTGGCGTCACCTTAAGATTGCACTAAACGAAGCGTGGGAAGCCGTTGCAAAGGTTATTAATGATAAGCTTGGCAAAAAGACTGCGGACACGATGCAGGGCTCCGCTGATATTATCAAGGAACAAACAGACCGTTTCGTTTCAACGTTTGGCTCTGGCCAGGACCAGATCAAGGCTCAGATCGCCACCGCTGAGAAAACGCTCGATGAACAGATGAAGTTGATTAAGCGCCTTGAGGATCTACAAACTAAACAAGGCGGAAAATCTGGTTTCAGCGGTGAGAACTTCGAGCGTGATATTGCCTCAGCCAAAAAACGAACCGAAGAGCTTGATGCTTCGCTCGAAAAATTATACGCCGAGCAGCAAAAGCGTGAAGCCCATACCTTTGTTAAGGAACGCCAAGGCAAAGAGGGCGAGGACTCAGAGAAGCAAGAGATTGACCTTGAGAAACAGCGCAAGCAACGCTCTGAGTTTGAAAAATCAATGCTTGAGCTACGTAAAAAACGAGTTGCCGACGAGATGTCTGTAGCTGATAGCTATGAGCAGGTTGATCGACTTCACATGGAGGAGAAAAAACTCCTTGAACAAGAAAACCAAAACGCGATCTCCGAGATTAAACGAAAAGCAAACGATGAGCAGTCAATAAGTCAATCTCAGGCCAGAATGTTAATTGAACAACAAGAAATGGATCACAAAGCAAAGCTTATTGCACTTGAGCAGAACCTTGAACAAGAGAGACTTAGGTCACTTGATAACTATGAACGTAAAGCAACGGGCGTCGCCGATGGAGTCTCTAGAGGAATGATGGCCGCAAGCAAACGAGATGCGATGGAAGTTCAAAAGTTCGCAAAGCTTGGAGCCATTGCTTTTGATGTATTAAAAAAACGATCTGGCGACATGTTTATAGCAATGGGAGAAGGAGCCGAGAGCGCTGGCGACTTGATGAAGGGTTTCATGTTCAACTCTTTGGCTGACATTGCTGAGGCAGAAGGTCGAACTCTACTGGGTTCGGCTTTAATAAATCCAGCCAATGGAGCGGCGGGAGCGGCTCTTTTAATTTTGTCAGGAGTCTTAAGATCACAAGCAAAAAAATCAGGCGGTGGGCTTGGCGGTGGTAGTGGAGGAGGTGGCGGTGGAGATTATGGTGGGTCCTATGAGGGATCAGAGTCTAGGCCAGCAGCAGCCGCAACGAAAAAGGCCGTTAACATTTCGGTGCAAGGCAATTATTTTGAGACAGAGCAGACAAAACAGCGACTCGTTGAGATGATAAGAGAGCACACAGACGCGACGGATTTTGCTTACAAGCAGATTGGACAGTAGGGTATGGCGCTTCGCGGTAAAAGTTTATTCTTATATGGGTTTGAAGTAACGACGCTGAACTCGTCGGTTGACTTCAAAAACGCCTCTGGCGGTCCCGAGATACGAGCCACCTTGAGGCTTGGGTTCTACTCGCTGACGTCACTTGGCATTGAAATTGTTAGAGCGATGCAGGCAGCGGATCCAGCGAACTTATATAGTTTTTCCGTTGATCGAACCTATAACGGTGGTATTGAGAACCGGATAACTATTTCGACGTCGGGTATTTTCTTAAGCCTGTTATTTGGCTCGGGATCAAGGGCTGCGTCGACGGTGGCACCTCTTATCGGGTTCTCTGGCGATCAAACAGGATTGACCGCATATATCAGTACTGCAAGCGCTGGAACTGTTCTCATACCTGACTTGGTGTTCTACAATTACTTGCCAACGACTCACTGGCGCAAGGTTCAGGGTACTGTCAACATTACGGCTTCAGGTCAAAAGGAAGCTATTGTGTTTCAGATCCAGAGGTTTTTACAATTTCAAGTTAAGTATGAGCCTGAGGCGAAGGTAATCGTTGAGTGGACGCCGTTCATTGACTGGATCATTCAACAAAGGCTTTGGGAGTTCACGCCTGATTACGCGTCGGCTCCAAGTACATATCACGAAGTTACTTTGGAGCGATCGTCTGACGATGGTAAGGGCTTGGGTTTCAAGTTCACCGAGATGCTCCCAAATTTTCCGTTCAACTATGATACCGGGGTATTGATGCTCCGTGAGAGGCAGGACTAAATGGGCGGCGTAGTAGACGGACAAGCGGTTTCAGCGGGAGTCACAGATCCTGCCTTTATATTTAAAAATGCCGACGATATCATGCCTAATCAACTCGGTATGAGCCATGCTCTATCGGGTACGACTTTAATTTCTGCACAAAAAGCGATCAATACAGCACTTGATACCACCGGAGCCACTGAAGGAGTTCCCGGAACAACTTACGGAGCTCCTGCGAATACCATATTGGACGGTGACAACCATCAAACAGCTCTCACGAAGCTTGCGAATAAGTTTTCTGGCACTCCGTCGCCTGGCCATACGCACGACGGTATCAATGGTAATGGTCCAAATATAAACGCGTTTGACTTGGCGGTGGTTCCGCTAAGAGGATTTGTTCGCCAGGGCGTGGATCAAATCGGAGTCACTGGAACGAGTACTGACGTCAGCACTGACATGACTGGCAAGACTCCATCGCCTGGGGCCGGTACTCCTGGCGTCGTGGTAACTGCTCCAGAAAATAAATTACTAATCAGGTATGCTTCAGGTGTTAACGAAAACGACCAGATCGTCGACGGCTCCGGAAACGTAGTCTATGGGCGTATCACTGAGAGCTCTGGCGTTTGGACTTTAAGCTATTTCGTTGACTTGAGCGGAACTGAAACGCCGTATTCCTTTGGCTCTGCTACTGACGTCAGATGGTATTACCAGGAGCTATTCAATCCAATGGTTAACCCTCCGACGTATTCGGAGTATGCCGTTATTCCTTCAGACAATGCGACCTTAGACGTAATCCAAGCGACGAGCTCTGAGTACGGGAAAACGATACTTCAGAACTCAGCCAGCGCTGATATTGGATCCGCTGGAACCACGGGAACCGCAAACGGTCGGGTGGCAAACGAAAACCATGTTCATCGAGGCGTTAGAAGTCTTAAAAAGACAGGCGGGCCTTCTGATATATTTGGAGACGTTGAGCTCGAACAGGGAACAAACGTAATCATAACCCAGAACGGTCAAAAGCTTAACATCGCATCCCAGGGCACCGAGTATCGAGCGGGCCAGGAGACAATACCGAGCGACGTCGATACAATTAGCGTGGTTTATTCGACTCCAATGCCTGACTCTAACTATGCTCTGCATCTCCAATTGGTAAATCCGTCGGATACGAGCCCTCAGTTTCAAAGCCCGTTGGTTTCTAGTTTCTCAACCGGCGGTTTTACGGCAAAGTGGAACGTGCCGACTGACTCTAATAATTATTCGCTGCATTATACAGCGATTGAAAACCAGTGAGGTAGCAGATGGGAACGTTTCAACAAGGATCATTGGTCGAGCGCTTTTTAAGCACTTCGACGGCTGGAGGCACAACGACATTGACTGCCTCTTCGCGAACGATCCAACAGTTTACGGGTAGCTCAAACCAAACGGTTAAGCTTCCGGATGCAACCACGATGAAAATGGGGCGTCGTTTTTACATTGCCAATCGTTCTACTGGAGTCGTGACGGTTAACTATAACGACAATTCTCAGGCGAAAATTATTAAGCCTGGCACTGAGAGAACGCTGATTTTAATTGATAATTCTACCAGTAATGGAGCATGGGATATCTCAACAGGCTCGGGCTCTGGTTCAGGGGGAGGGGGCTCGGGCCTGAACCTTCTGTCAGTCGCCGATCTAAACTTCGATGCTGAGGCGTCCACAACAAACTGGAACAATTACAACGACGGCGCGTCAACGGATCCTGTGGCTGGTACCGGAGGCTCTCCTTCATGGAACCTCACGCTCGCGCGTACCACGACCGCGGGCGAAATACTCGACGGTATTGGAAGCTTTAAGCTATCTAAAAATGCGAACTCAACTCAAGGTGAAGGTGTTTCGATCGACGTTCCTGTTCCAAAGGGATATCGAGGGCAGCCTTGCGAGGTTATGTTTCCGTTTCTAACGAGCGCAAACTTTGTCGGTGGCGATCTATCAGACCTTAGGATTTGGCTGTACGACGTCACAAACGCTAAGCTTATTCAGCCAGACGATCACAGAATACAGGTTCCCGGTGGCTTTGGGGATATCTATAGAGCTTTTGGTTCCATCCCTTTGTCGTGCGATACGATAAGGATTATTTTTCACGTAGCCACAACGAACGCGGTCGCCTGGGATTTCATCTACGACGACGTTTCGTTGATACCCGCGAGCCCGATCGTCGACACTTCGGACGCGATTACTACGGCAAAAACTCACTCTACGACAAACAGAACAACGGCAACAGGAGTTTACACTACAGTAATTTTTGACGTTCTAGACTATGATGAGCAGGCCCTTTTCAATGGAACAATTGATACCGCCACAATTAAAAAGGCTGGAAAATATCGCCTTAGTGGTTCGATATGGTTTGCCGGAAACGCCACTGGAGTCAGAGGCATTGCATATAGAGTCAACGGTGGATCGGAAAGTGAAATAGCTCAACTTGCTACAGCCGCCGACTCTTCCGAGGTAATAATTCCATTTGCAATTGAGGATAACTTTGAAGTCGGAGACACAATTGAACTTAGATCATTTCAAAACTCAGGAGGAAATTTAAACGTTGACGCTAATAGTACTTTTGTTCTATCACGTGTCGCCTCTCTTTTGGCTGGACCTGAAACAAAAGACAGCTCAGTAAACGCTTATGGAACCGCCACTGGGACACTTAACGGATCTTTGAACGTTGTTAAGTTCCCCGCGGCTGAAGTTGACACCGACGTTCAATACGACTCATCAACTGGACTTATAACGGTAAAAAAACCAGGAAGGTTTTTCATAATCGGGTCTGTTGGAGTGCAGCAAACTGGAGGAGCCTTTCAAATTGCCGTCGGTAGAAACGGATCAAGCGAGCTACACGGTAAGATTGACTCTGCGACGTCAGGAACGAGCGCATGGAGTACGGTTCACGCGATTGTAGATTGCGTTGTTGATGATACGTTAGGCATATACGCCGCAGCTACCGGAACTAGCCCAGTATTTGGAACTGATAACCAAACTTTGTCGATGTTCAGAGTTCCAGGAGGTCAGCAAGCTGGTGTTCCGCAAAAGATCGTTGCAAGTTATTTGACGACTACAGCCGGGAGCTATGCTGACGGAACTGAGACCGTCGTAGATTTCGACACGAAGGACTCTGACGATATGGGCCTCGTGACAACTGGCGCCTCATGGAACTTTACTGCCAAGGTCGCTCAATGGTATAAATACAGTGCTGTAATAGGCTTATCTGTGAGCGCCTCGACTGGAGCGTCGTTCAGTTTACACGCAAGGAAAAACGGAACCGTTATAAATCGAAACGCTCAGACGGTTGTAGGCGGTGGCTCTGACGATAGCTCTCAGGTTGTTGGAGCTGTTTTCTTAAACGTCGGAGACACGTTAGATTTCACTATTAGAAACGATCTGGGTAGCGCAGTAGGTCTTCAGACTGGCGCCGGATATAACTCAGTGCAAATTACTGCAAACGTATAGGGGGATTTATGAAATTAGTTTTAGATTGGGTTCAGCTTCACGGTGGTTTTTTAGGAGTGTTGGTTTTCTGTAATGCTATTCTGACGTCAATTAAAGTTATCGTTGATAAGGTTCAGGAGTTTTTGGGAGAGAAGCCTGGAAAAATCAGCCAGCTTTTGTCTACGGCTTTAATTTGGGCCGGGAAGCTGCTTGATATCGGCTCTGCGAACAAAGAGCACTAACGAATGGACGTAACGGAGATCATAAGTAAACTGATCCCCGCCGTCGCAGGCGTCCTCTGGGCTCTCACTCTCCGCAGTCTTAAAAAGCGAGATGAGGAGAGAGCCGAGGAACGCCAGTCTTTTTTGCGCCTTAACATTGAAAAAGAAGATCGCCAAAGTAGGGAGATCGAGTCCCTTAAGGATGAAATTAAAAAACTTGAGTCAAGAGTTGACGCACTGGTTCTAGAGTATCAGACTTCTTCTGCCAGGCACTCGGAAGTAATTGCCTACCTCCGTGAGTTCTTGGCAAAGGTCGAGAAGAGAGTCGACACGCAAGACAAGCTCTTAGAAGAGTATGGACGCGTAATTTTCAGGAAGTGAGACGATGCCGTTTACCGATTATCCTGATAAGTTTTTAAGATATAACGATCAGCAGACAAAAAATCTGAACATGGTTGTCGTTATCGAGGACGCTCCCGATATTCTAGGGCTTGTTAATACTTATACAAAAATCAGATACGGGGATCCAATTAAGTACGGGGATCCCGGCATCGTTTACGGTGGGCTCAGGAAAGCTGACAACCAGCGCTCATACTTATCGGTGCAGTCAAACTTGACAATCGGCCAACGAATTGAGCCAGAACAAGGTAAGGGATCCGTTGGGATTATGAACCTCGTTTTCGTCGACGTGGACGGATATATCAGCCAGCTTTTGTCACGAAACGTCGTGCTTGATGAGCCTATCAACAAGATGGTTCGAGTCAGGCTAGGCTACGTTCAAACCTCATACCCTGAGGATTACTTTACAGTTTTCAGAGGATACATTTCAGGAATTAAGACCTCTCCTGGACTTATTCACGTACAGATTTCAGATCCTCAAGCCAAGCGAAGAGCTCAGGTATTTTTCACACCGACTACAAGGCTTGATGGTAATATAGATAACTCAACAACGACGATACCTGTTGTTAAGACCGATGGATTTTACCAGCATATACTTGGGCCAAACCTTGCTTACGATGTGTCGGTGAAAACTTATATCCAGATCGACGATGAAATTATGTTCTATGGTCCTGGAGGTGTGGGTCCGGCAAACTTCACAACCGTTGTTAGGGGCTCAAGAGGAACAGGGGCAGCCTCCCATACCGCGGACACTGAGGTTTCAAATAAGATTGAGCTCTCAGGAAATTGCATTGATATAGCTCTTAAGATTATGCTCTCCGGTTGGAACGGACCTTGGAAGGAAAACCAAACGATATTGAGTATTGCCAACACGCTTGGCGGTCCAACCAATATGCGCGTTATCATGCTGCCAAATAATGTTGATGCAAAGGACGATCTTGGATTGAGTTCTGGCGATTACGTTTACGTCACGGGATCCACCGCTGGAAATGATGGGACAAAAATCGTTTCGTCGATCTTAAGCCTTAACGATCGAAAAAATAACGCGATACTTGTTACAACTGACTTTGCATCTGTGGAGTTCCCTGCGACCGCGGTTAGGCTGGCGTTTCGATCAAAGTACGACGTGCTACCAATCGCAGCCGGTCTTAAGATGAAACCCACTGAGATCGAAGTTGACCGATTTGAGCTCATTAGAAATCAATTTTTCTCTCAGAACGAATACCGTATGCGGTTTTATTTGGACAGTGCTACCTCAGGCAAGGACTTCATTGACTCACAGATCATGCTTCCAATCGGTGCATACTCAATCAGTCGCTTTGGATTAGTGTCCATTACGACAACAAAGCCACCGATCGCTGGCGAAAAACTTATCGTTTTAAGCAAGGACACCATTGTCGCGCCTGAGCAAATCAGTGTGGAGAGATCTACAAACAACCGTAAATTTTTTAATGAGGTTCAATACTCATACGACAAAAACGATGCTGGAGAGTACACGACAGTCGATGATGTTTTGGACACTGAGAGCCTAACGAAAGTCGATCAATCCTCAGTACTTCCGATCAAGGCTGACGGGTTAAGGACTGACTTAAGCGCTCCGACTCTTATCGCAAGACAAGCGAAGTATTTGGTTAACAGGTATAAGAATTGTGCTCTGCTTTTGGACACTACAGCTATTTGGGGCACTGGCGTTTTAATTGAAACAGGAGACGTCGTTTTACTTGTAGATGAGGGAAATCTCCATATAACAAACTTTGAAAATGGAACTCGAAACATCGGGACTCAGCTTTTTGAAGCGATTGACGTTCAAAAGGATCCAAAGACCGGGCTTGTTAAGCTTAAGCTTTTGTCAAACTTAGGATACCAGATCACGGATCGGTTCGCGACTATAAGCCCGAGCTCGTTACTTGACAATGGCTCCACGACCTCAGCACTTAAAATTAAAGACTCGTTTGGAGCTCTGTATCCTGGCAATGAGCGTCTGAAGTGGATTGATTTATTGGGTGAGAAACTTATTGTTCACTCATACGACTGGAGTTTTCAAGAGGAGACTTCACTTGTTGATTTTGATACCGGCGACGATTACCGTATGCTTATTAACCCGCCTTTGTCGATCGCTCCTCCGTCTGATTACATCGTGGATATTGGATTTTACCCGAACAGCGTGGATCCACTTGAAGGTAAGCTCTCGAAGCTTTTGTTTTCGCATCTGACACCGACCATTGACGTGGTTTCTGGCGCTGACGATACGCATTTCGACGTCGCTCCTTCGGATGCTTCACAATTCACGGTTGGGCTTCCGGTAATAGTTCATAATGATACTTACGGAGTCTTGAGCAACGAAGTTTTTGTTAAGTCAATTGCTGGACCGACTATTGAAACTGCAACGAGTTTAGGTTTTACTCCAAGTGGGGGAGAGAGAGTCGACCTCATTGGATACATCGACGGAGGCGGACCTTACCGCTGGTTATGAGGAGAAAATATGTCAGATATTGCACCGAGTACTAATCCGATACAGGTAGAGGGCGCGAGAACTAGGGCTCCAACATCTGAGTCGTTAATTCAAAGCATAGGCGGGGCGATCAACGAGATCCTTACAAGGTTTTTACAATTCACTTCGGCTGATTATACTGCAAGCGGATCGTTCACGCCTCCCGCGGGAGTGACAAAAGTTTTCGTGGAAGGTTGTGGTGGCGGAGGCGGTGGAGCCTCAGGAACTGGCTTAAATCCTGGTGAGGGAGGTCCTGGATCCGGGGGCGGAGGCGGCGCAGGAGCTCCTTGGATTGGGAAGTGGATTGACGTAATCCCACTGACACCATATTCAATTACGATTGGAACTCAAGGAAGTGGAGGGGGCTCAACAGGATCCTCTTCTGGAACAAACGGAACCGACGGCGCTGATAGTGCTTTCGGAGGCACACTATTTCCGGGTGGCAAGGGTGGCAAGGGTGGAAAAGCTTCAATACCTGCGCTGGCTGGAATAATTCGAGCGTATAATCCTGGCCAGGGCGGACAAGGTGGATCAACTGGACAAAATGGATCATCTAGTCCGTCAATTATTGGAGGCAGCCCCTCTTCAGCTTTGGGAACCAGTGGCGGGGCAGGTGGTGGCAGCATTACTGTAGGTGGATTTGGAGGAGCTGAAAATTCTGGAGCAGGTGGAGCTCCGGCCGCAAATTCTGGAGCAGGAGGAGGCGGCGGAGGGGGAGCAGGAAGCGGCGGAACTATTTCAGGATCAGGTAATCAGGGCGGAACTGGTTTCATTCGTGTGACTTATATTCAATGGTAGGAGAGTTATGGCAAAGCACTTAATGATATCTTTGAACGTCCACAAAATGCCATTTTGGCAGAGGTTTTTGTTCTCTGTACGGTTATTTTTCGGAATACCGTCGACTGTTAGAACGCCTCCGTTTGCGTCTTTAAGGCATGGCGCGAATATAATCGACGCCTTCGAGATCTGAAATGTTCAACATCAATCCTTGGACCGTACTTTTGACGATGCTGGCGGGAGTTGTGACCTTTACGATTGCAAGAATTACTTGGTTGTCGTGGAAGGTGAAGCAACTTGAGTCTGAGAAAACTTTAAAGGAACAAAGCGATGAGATCAAAAAAGAAGTTCAGAGTTTGTCTGATAGTGAGCTCCGTTCTCAGCTTAAGTCTGAGCTCGACCGGAAGGACTCAGGAGGACGCTGACTTTTGTTTTACGCGCGAGGAGTCAGAGGAGTGTTTGGTTTGCAAGCGTCGCCTTCCGGGTTTGGAGGATCAACTTAGAGCTCTTCAATACTTAAAGCCTGAGGAGATGGGGGATGCCAGCAAATATATGATCGGCGGTACTATCGGTTTGGTTCTTGGCGTCCTGGTCTTTCAACTGGCGAATAAAAAATGAACAAACCAACAAAAATTATACTGCATTGTGCCGCAAGTCCTGACTATGAGCCTGAGGATCCAAAGTTTGATCACGTCACGGCTCAAGTAATTGATAAGTGGCACCGTGAGCGAGGCTTTGACTGCATTGGATACCATTGGGTTGTCAGGCGTTCAGGGATAGTTGAGAAGGGACGTCCTGAGTCTCAAATTGGAGCTCATTGTTTGGGGCAGAATGAGGCCTCTATTGGCATCTGTTGGGTTGGAACGCATAAACCCACGCCCGCACAGATCAACGCACTGGACGCGTTTTACAGGCGTTTCCAGAGTGAAAAACAATGGGGACCTGAGTCTTGGCATGGTCACAACGAGTTTACGAACAAAGAGTGCCCTGGGATCTCAATGGAATGGCTTAGGCTGCATTTTATTTCACTTGAGACCGGAGAGAGCGTCGATGATTAGGGCTCTTTTTTTGTTTACCTTATCAAGTGTTAAGTTCTCCAGTATGTACTTCCAAGACTCATTGGACGCTGCGTGTAATTTCGACCTGTCTTCTTTTGCCTGACAAATCATTTCATCGAGCGTATTTCGGAAGTCTTTGTCGGAGTCGTAACTTTTTATTCCTGGCATGGTCCACTCAGGCCACCGCGGTGCGATGGTGGCGGCTCCGGCCATTGTTCCTTCGATCCAAGCGATGTTTGACTTAGACTTATTGAACGTGTTGTCAGCCAGTGGGACGATAAGAATATCCGGACGGAAGGCTCGCATGGTCTTATGGAACTTGATTACGTCAGAGGGTGAGATATCAACACCGTTTTCGATGCACTTAACGATCCACCACGGTCTAAAGCCGTGAAAAATAAATTTTACGTCAGGATGTTTTTTGGCGACCTCGACTATTTCGAGCCCGTAATCTGTTAGATCGGCTTGGTGGTGTTTGGATCCTCTCCAGTAAACCCGGATCTCCTCGGAACGCTCTGCCATATTGGTGCCAGACCTATCACGCCACGGGAAAAATTCTGCTGGTATTGCGTTGGGAACTATTTGAAGTAATCCCTTTGCCAAGCCTTTGAGTTTTTCATAGAGATCGGGAGTTGATACGCTTACAGCGTCAGCGTGTCTGACCATGTGAGCGATGCGCTGCTTTACGTCTTTGTCCATATAGGTATCGAAAGTAGCGTTGTCGATTGGGATATTAAAAAGATCGTCGTCGTAATCGAGCCAAATCTTTGTGCCTGTAGCTCTGGCGTTCTCAAAAATGTCTAAGTGCTGAAGGCTGAACGGTCGTTGCATGAAAACGATATCAGAGAGTGCGAGTTCAGCCCAGGACACTCGATCGACGTGCATATAGATTAGGTTAACGTCACGTCTGGATTTTCTGAGTCTGCCAAGAGGTCCGGTGTGACGCCAGAACGCGCCAGAGGCTGAGATGCTATCAACGACCATTACTATGTCCATTGTTACCCTTCCATTTTTTGAGGTATGGTGAGCTCTTTAATTTGATCTATGAGTTGGCGTTTTACGTGATCCAATGTGAGTTCAATTGAAGTTTCGTTTTCCTCAGAGATTGAAATACGCATCGTGTTCATTCTAACAACGACTTCGACCTTATCCTCTCCGTCAATATAATCACGGCGTCGTTCTATTCCAATTCGGAAGTGACCGATCATAGTGGATCTCTTAAGGTAGGCAGCGTTTCACGAATACCTATTTCGTGGTAATTTTTTACCCGCTCTCCCATGAGTTGAGCATTTCGAGTGAGTGACTCGTCTTTCATTCGTCGGTAATCGGAGTCCTCTCCGACGTCGTGAACGATGTGGTTTGATTTTAAAATTGTATTCGGAACGTAAAAAGAATTGAAGCCTGCGAGGTTGACTCTATTATTAAAATCGGAGTCCTCAAGTCCATACGGGTAAAAAGCATCGCAGAAAAATCCGAGCTCTTCGATCAAGTGGCGTTTGAACATACATACTCCGAAAACCTTATCGAGTACTGGAGTGAGCCAGTGAGCTACAACTCCGAATTTTCTGTCAATGGGTGGCATACCTGAATGTCCCCAGTCAATTCCGCAAATACCTGGGTTTGGGATATTATCTAAATAAGCGATCATAGTCTTGGCCCAATTGGGTGGCAAAAGAATATCGTTTCCAAGCAGACAGATGTACTCGCCAGTGGAGCGTAAAAAAAGTTGATTGAACGCGCGGCCCACTCCCTCGTTGACTGAGTTAACTCGATGGTATGCTGGCTTTACTTGATCTTGAACAAACTCAACGATACGCTTATCGGTAGAGCCGTTGTCTGCGATTAGGAGCTCTCCGTCTTCGTGTCCTGAGTGCTGGATATTATTTGCGAGCACCGCGGGAGTGACGTCGAAGCGGTCCAAAGTTATCATGAGACAAGATAGTTTACCTTTAATCACGCGTTGATTTCTCCCTCACCTACAGGCTTGATAAGTTTTACGGCTTCGTCAACTGTTTTCATATCATCTTCGGACTTTGCGTTTGTGTATCCGTTATTCAAAATAAGCTCTTTGGCTGAGTCAAATCCGTTGAGCCAAGCCTCCTCGTATATTTTTTGATAGAGCTGTTCATCGTCGTAACTGAAGCGTTCCTGAGCTCGTTGAGACGCCCAAAGTTCCTTTTGCTTCACTTTTTTCGCTCCTCATCTCTGAATTGAAACCGAGCCACGTATATCGCTCGAAGCTTGGCGATCTTTTCACCATTGAGTTGAGCCTTATCGAGTGCGATTTTATTTTCTTTAAGGAAGCGGGCGGGATTACCGACGTAGATATTACCCGGAAGTATTGCAGTCGTTTTGTTGGCAATGGCTCCCATCCCGAGCATGGCGTGAGCGCCGATGAGACATCGCTGGTGAACCATTGAACCAAGCCCTAAGTTTGAGCCTTCACCGATTTCGGAGTGCCCACCGAGGAGTACTGAGCATGAGATCGTTACGTCGTTATGAACGATTACGTCGTGCCCTGCGTGCGAGTTTCTGAGCATTATTACACCATCACCAATACGGGTAGCGCGGGAGGTTCCAGAGTTGATCGTTACAAACTCCCGGAAAATGTTTTTTGAACCAATGATAACGCCAGCGCCGTCAATTAAAAAGTGTTCACGACTCTCTGGCGGAGCTCCGACTGACACGTAGGCTTCAAACCTGTTGTTGTCACCTATTTGAGTTTCACCTTGGATTAGACAAAATGGACCTATGAAATTGTAGTCGCCTAGTTTTACCTTAGGCCCGATCAACGCGGTATGGTGTATTAAGTTTGTACGACTCTTAAAATATCCGTCCATTTCGCCTCACCTGAATAAATTACCTAGCGCAAAACTCTCATAATTGCCAAGGTATTCTCCATCCAGGGGAGAGACTGACTCTCCGGTCTTTAATTTTTTAAGCTTTGAGGCGTCGTAAAATACGACGTGGTTATCCTTTCGGAACCAGATAAGAAAACCCGCTCGGCATTTCATGTGCTCAATGGAGTCAAGGAACTCGATTTGATGAGGGGATTTTATGTCAGACTTTGAAAAAGTATTCTTATCAACGGTCTTACAGTCAATGAAAACTGAGAGCCCAAGGCTGCATAAAATATAATCGAAAGGTGTCTTGACTGGGATCCACTGGCGCATTGAGGCAATGAACCTAGCGCCGTTTGGGATCTTAATTGGAAGTACTCCCTGCATACGACACTGAAGCTCCAGAAGGCTCTCGAATTGCTTGCCCTGGAGTACTGCGGCTGAACCAGCCCTGCTCCTCCAATGTTTGCTCATACTTACAAAATCTATTTATTACGACGGTGCGTCAAGGGAAATAAATTAGGTCCCAGATCCAGAAGTTAATCTAGACCTGGGACCAGTCTGTTTCACGAGTCGAAGGAGCATTTAATTGGGACATGCGAGCTATAGAAGTAATCGGTAAAAAAAAACGGAACTTGAGCGAGGCACCACAACAAGTTCCGTCAACATGGGGATGTTCCAGATAAGGAACTGGCGGAAGTTATGATTTAGTGTTCATGGAGTCAACACCAAAATTAAGCCAAACTTAAACCAAGGTCTATTATGAAGTGCGTCACACAATTATTACGATCTTACGTAAAGAGTCAGGACCTTAATAATACAACGCCCGGAAAATTCTTTTTGACAGAATAAGTCCGGGCGTCATATGGTTTTGTTTGCAACAACAAAGTTGGATCTAGTCTTCCTTTAATCAATCCAACTTGTCAAGCACTCGATGCAAAGCCTCGGCGAGTATAACTACAGGCTTCGGATTTCAGTAATGGAATAGGACACTGGACAAAAAGAGCCGTGGTTAAGTTTGCTACTACGACGGGAACCATATCTTCCGGTGTCTGGCATAGAGAATAGTGATAAGGGGATTTAGGGATAACGTACCGGGAACAAAAGATACCGGACCTCAATTCGCAAGCTTCAGAGGTGAAAGTCACTTTGAACGCCTGGTGAGAAAGTGCCCCAGGAATTACGTGTCCAGCCCTTAAAAAGATTCTTGAGCAGTAACGTAGGGGGACACAAGTGTGCCTGCCTGATAGCCCGTCGTGTATCTTAAAATAAGTGTGTAAAAATGATTTGATTTTAAAGTGTGACGGAAGTAATAAGGCAGTAATAAAAAGGAGTGTCCGGCGATGAATGAACTGTTGGATTTGTTAGAAGAGTTAAGTCTATGACCCGCAAAGAAGAGACTGAGGCAGCGGCCAAAGAAAACATCTTAGGATGGGGTGAAAACGCGCACATGATTTTTAAATTAGGCGCTGAGTGGGCTGACCAAAACTTACCCGACTCTTTCAAAGAACTTTTAAGAGAGAAGGACAAGTTTAGTCGGGCACTAGAACAAAAGGTCATGCTACTTGAGGAGCAGTTGAAATTAGCATTGGAAACTATCAGGGATCTGCTTGCGGACAAAATCACCGCGCTGGCAAAGGGGGATGAGTGAAGTTTGAGATTACATATCAAGACATCGCAGACAAAAAACCTTGCTATGATCCGTCAAAGTTTATTCCAAAAGACTGGTCTGGGACCCTAATAGATATTTTGGATGTGAACTCCTGCTCATTTGAAGACCGTCTTTGGGTTGTGACTTGGTTTTTGGGCGACAAACTGAACCGACTTTTTGCGGTCTATTGTGCTAGACAAGCTCTGCATTTAATTGAAAACCCCGATCCAAGAAGCATCAATGCGTGTGATGTTGCTGAGCGTTTTGCTATTTGTAAAGCTACTAAAGAAGAATTGGCCGCTGCTTGGGCCGCTGCTAGTGACGCTGCTAGGGCCGCTGCTTGGGCCGCTGCTAGGGACGCTGCTATGGCCACTGCTTGGGCCGCTGCTAGGGACGCTGCTGGGGCCGCTGCTAGGGCCGCTGCTAGTGACGCTGCTTGGGCCGCTGCTAGTGACGCTGCTGGGGCCGCTGCTTGGGCCGCTGCTAGGGACGCTGCTGGGGCCGCTGCTAGGGCCGCTGCTAGTGACGCTGCTGGGGCCGCTGCTTGGGCCGCTGCTAGGGACGCTGCTGGGGCCGCTGCTAGGGCCGC